GCGTTGCTTCGTCTTGCTTGCTTACTTTTGCGCCTTTACTTGTCGATGCATCACCTTTTGCAGTTCCCTTGCCTTTTGGGTTGGGGTTTGGTGTGTCTCCCTTTGGCGCTTTAGGTGATTTTTTTACACCACCTCTTGGCCCTATTTCAGCATATTCATTTTTTTTTACACACTTACCTTGTTTGTTTTTCTTATATCCTTCAGGACAATGTTTTTTCAATGTGTGTTCTTTACAAGGCATATACCATTCTTTACCTTCGTATTCGTGAACGTGAAAACCTTCACAACCTATGTTCTTTGCCATTTCTTCTGCCTTCTCTTGTGTGCTGTATGCTAGTCGATCATCTATAATAGCAAAATCTTCATTAACTACCATAGATGCAAGATTAATTTCACCTAGTTCTTTTAACTTACTTTCAGCCCATCTTAATCCTGCTTTGCCTCCCCATAGTAAATAGCTAATTGTTCCACAAGCTGTATTATCACTTTCATCATAATATTCACCTGCCCTGCTTAAATAGCTATACATTCTTTTAATGGTTTCTAAACTAATATTCTCTTTGTTTGCTAGTTGTTGCGCTCTGATCTTTCCAACTTGTGTTGCGCATTTATTATTAACCTTTTCATTAAGTTCAATGCCACGTTTAGCATTATTTGATACTCCTGAAGGATAATCCTTATATGTTTCAAAAGTGATCTTCTTACCATTTTTAGTTCTTTTGTCTTTTCTAATTAGTGCCTTAATATTACTTAACATATATTCAGCTTCATTTTCTTCTATTGCCTCCATCTCTGCTTTTAAGTTTGGCTTCTGTATATCTGCCTTATCAGCAAAGTAACCTTCAATACTAAAACCCTTCACCTTTCCTTCTTTTACATAGTCATTCCAAACCTCATCATTTTCTACTTTCATTGAGATCATCCAAGTGCCTTCTGGTACTTCAAAACCATACATCTTGCTTTTATCCATTTCAGGATTCTCTACTATCCAAGATTCTACAACGGTTAACCCATTAATATCCATTTTATGTTCTAGTGTTGCATTGTTTTGGTTGCCATTCATAAAAAACAATTCACTTGCTCTTTTAACCGTATCTTTGCTGAAATACACGTAAAACATTGTATCATTACGCTTTCTAAAGATTGGCTTATTAGGTATCAACGCGGCACCCATTAGTATTCTTTTATCTTCATCCACTTTTGCAAACTTTATTTCTTGTTTGCTTAATGCAATAAAGTCTGATTCTATAGCAGGATTCTGTACGATGCTTACCGCTTCTATTCCAGTAAATTCATCTTCTTCGTCTAGTAATAATTCTATTATATCCATTTTATTTGTTTTTATCCGCCTACTGTTGCTGCGGAGATTATATTATTATTTAATTGTTGTGCAGTAGTTACGTCTTGTGCTACTACAAATGCTTGTACTGGTTGCTGTTGTCCTAATGCTTGTGCCACTTGATTAAATCCAGATTGTCCTACTATGTTGAACTGTGGTGCTTGTGGTTGTGTTGGTGGCGCACCTGCCTCTGGTCCTGTTGTTGGTAAGCTTGCGCTTGGTCCTTTTACCTTGCTTAATATATTTTTAGCTTGTCCTACGGCACTTAATACTGCCGCAATTTGTGAAGCATAAAAAATAGGAAATGCAAATGCTGCTGCTGGTCCTGTTCCTGCTGCTGTTTTTTGTGCAATATCTAGACCCTGTGCAAAACCTACACCTGTTTTCATAATAATATCTGCAAGTGCAGCTGCTTTTGCCACCTTTGTTCCTTCTCCTGCAAGTTGCGCCACCTGTTGTAATGAATTTGACAAATGCCCAACTAATTGATTCTGTAATGCTTGTCTTGCTAATGTTATTTGTATATCATCCTGTAATCTTTTCTGCTTATCTTCTGCTTCTTTTTTTGCAAGCTCACCCATAGTAAATAGAAAACCCTTTTCTTTTTCTTCCCTCATTTTGTTATGGGTTTCAATTTGTTGTATTTCTCTTGTCCTTAATAAATCCCTTTGCTTTCCTATATCAAAAAGAAATTGTAATTCAGTTTTAGCAAGTTGTATTTCTTTTTCTTTAGCTTCAATTATTTCTTTGCTTGAAGCTTTCTTTTTAGCTTCTTCAAGTTCTTTAATCTTCTGCTGTTGTATTTCAATTAATCCTGTAAGCTGATCTTCCTTTTCTATTGTTTCATCAATACTTTCATTGTTTTGTTGTGCTGCTTTATTTGATTCATCAAGAGCTAACTTATAACTTTCCTCTGCTTTTGCTATTCGTAAACTTACCCTTTCAAAAAATGTACCTATTTGATTTCTTCTTTCACGAATTGCATTTTCTTTTTTTATTACTTTATCAATTTCAATAAATGCTGTTTGATAACCTTTTAATTCTTTTTTTAATTCAGTTTCATCGAAACTATCACCAATGAAAGGAATACCAGATAATGCAAGTTTTATATTTGTAGAACCAGCTTGAAACAATATAGCTGTTTTTTTAAATTGGTTTCCTATTCTACCAAATACATTAAATGATGCACCAAATTCATCAAATATAGCAGTTACTGCGGTTAAACCTTTTCTAAATCTTTCAATAGATGCTGTTAATTCTTGAGTGAATGATCTTGCAATTCTATTTAATATACCATCACCATCTTCTATAGATAACAGAAAACCTTCCCAAGCTGAATTAAGTTTAGTAGTGTCTCCTGCTAAATTATCTAATCTAGTTTCAGCAATTCCAGCAGCAGCACCTAAACCGTCAAATGATTCTGAAGCACCATCTAACTGTTCTTTTAAATTTGCTGTTGCATCTGCATTTTCAGCTAATGTAATAGCAACGGCAGCAGACCTTGTGTCAAATAATTCTTGAGCAACTACACTTTTTTCTGTTGCTGAATTAATTTTTGCAAAAGCTTGTTCCATTGTTATACCTTCTTTTGCAAGTTTTAAAAATATATTACGTAACATTGTTCCAGAAGTAGATGCCTCAAAACCTGAATTTGCTAATGTTCCTAGCATTGCAGTAGTATCTGATAAAGAAACCCCAGCAGTTTTAGCAATAGGTGCTACTGTTGTTAATGCAGTATTTAATTTACCAAAATCTAATGCACTAGATGCTGTTGATTGTGCAAGAATATCAATAACCTTTTTAGATTCTGTAGCTTCTAATCCAAATGCACGTAAAGTTGAACCTGTAAACGCCGCTGCTTCACCTAATCCTATACCCATTGATGAAGCAAGATTTAATGTAGCTTCACTCATTTCAACAATATCAGAAACTGGAAAACCTAACTTTGCTAATTCAGTTTCAAGTTCAGCTACTTGCATAGCTGTAAATTCTGTGGTAGAACCTAATCTTTTAGCAGTAGATGCTAATGCATTCATTTCATCTTCAGTTGCGTTTGTAACCGCCTGAACGCCTGACATAGCCTTATCAAATTCTGCACCCTTTCTAGCTGCTGCTGCAAATAAAGAACCTACGGCACCAATACCCGCTACAATACCACCAACTGCTAATGCTTTTAATGATACGTTCAATGATCGCACCCTAGTTATTGCAAGCTGAACATTGCTAGGCAATAAACCAAAACTATCATTTAATGCTGCACCTGTTTTTGTAGCCTGTGTTGCTGTTGTGCCTAAATCTTTATTTAAGCTATTAATTTTTGTTTTAGCTTGCCCATCTTCTACTTTTATTTCTACTATAAACTGTTTACTCATATCTTTTTAACTTTTGCTGTTCTAATCCTTCTTTAATGCTCATTGGTACTTTATTGATACCTAATGCTATATTAATATGCTTATCATATAGCTTGTTCTCTTTACAAAATTCTAATGCTTCCAATATTATTTTCATTCTGGTGCTTGATTTAATAATTCTAATTCAGTTTCTCCACTTTGTAATTTAGTACTCATTGAATTAATCGTGTATATTTTAGTTCCTATTATCACTTTATCATCAAGTGTTAATTCAAGTAATATTTTTAATGGTAATACTGCACTAAACTTGTACAATCTTGTTTTCTTATCAAATACTCTTGTTATATATTTTTCATAATTTTTTAAGAATAAAGAATTGTTTTGTCCTGAATAATCTGTAAGATTGTATGTATCTATTTCACTTCCAAAGTTTAAATTAATACTGGGTGCTGTTGCCCTTGAGCCTAATTCATTTGCGTGGTGTGGCATATAGTAATTTGTTAATTGAAATATGTCACTATTTCCAGAAGGATGATCTGCAAGCGCACCATATGTTTCAGGTCTTGTGTTATATATAAAATTAATTGCTGTAGTTATACCGCTTCTTTGTATTCCATAAAATAATAATGGTTGACCAATACTGGGGTTAAGTTCTTCATCTAAAAAACATCCTGTTTGAATGTCTGTTAAAGTGTTTGCTGTTAAATCACTTAATCTACTAAATAACATATGTTCAAAAGGTGCAGTAACTTTGTAAATCTTTTTATCACTTGCATTTGTTTTATATTCTACCTCACCATACTTTCTGTTGTTATTAGTTAAAAATGTTTGCGCTAATATGCTTTTTGGTTCACTATATTCTAAATCAACCTCACTAAATGGTATTGTATTATTTACTGTGTGTTCATCTGTTTTAACGTATTCTGTAATATCTATTGTATCACCACCAGAATAGAAATCATCTAATCTTTGCACCACTATCTCACCATCAAAATTTACAAATGAAGTTAAGTTGAACATCTTAAATAAACCATTTAAAAAATCAAGAACCTTAATATCTGGTATTTCTCTTGATATTATCATATCACTAACTAAAGTAATAGTAGAAGAATCTGCATCAAATGTGGCAGATTTAACTTGGCTACCTAGTGAAATATCTTCATATCTGTGGTCTATTTGTATAGCAACATCAAATGTCATTGTAAAGTTTGATTTAATTCTTGCTGCTATTTCATAAGTCTGATTTAAGTTTATTGGTATTATTCCTGATGTAAGATTTCCAAATGATGTATTGATAGAATCATTACCTGTTAAATTTTCAGCAGTTGCATAAACAGTATCAGTTAAAATATCAACAATTTCAATCGTGTATGGATTATTTAAATTTGACGGTGTTACATCAATTGCAAAATCAAATTCTTCTGGTATTCCTAAACCAGCTGATAATGTGTCAAAAAATGTGTATGTTCCCTTTGATGTGTTAAAATATGCATTGTATGTTGAACTTGAAAAATGATTGCAATTAGCCGCTGAACTTACACAGGTAAAAGATTCATTATCAATTAATATATTTCCCTGTGAGACAAATTTACCTTTATCACGGTGTAACCACATATAAAAATTATTCATATGTGAACTATCAAAAAATTCACCCGTTTTAAATGTTAATGAATACTGTTCTTCTATTGCTTTTATTATGTTTTTTACTAATAATGCAGGTTTTAAATCTTCAGGGAATACACCTCTTTTTGAATGTTGATGACTGTTTGTGCTTATGTTTAGTCCGCTATCTAAATTTGATGAACCATTTTGATTATCATAAATGTACTGTTGACTGTGTGCTATTAATGGGTATATAATTGCATCTGGATATAATACAGAATCTATTGTAAAATTTAAACCAAGCTCTAAACCGTTTTTAACATTTGTATTTGAAAATTCGTGGTTAAAATTATTTAACCAGTTTAAGTTTTCAATTTTATCTTCACCAATTAAATCATTTAATTTTACTGTGTTTCCAAAGAATGTTACTTTGTACAATGATGGTTGATTATTACGCATTGTAACGCTTTCCAATCTAATCTTGCCTTCTTTAAATGCAAAGTGATTTAATTCAATTCTAGCATTTGCCATTACCTGATTATCAAATCCTTCTATATCTGGATTATACCAATACTTAAATATTTTATTATTTGTTTTACTAGCTGGAAGGTTAAAGGTCTTGCTAAAGTCTGTGAATACTTTATCTATGCTTTTTACGTCTTGAATAACTTGAGTCAATGAAATTAAATCTTGCTCCATTAAATCAACACGTTCAAAATCTTGTGATGTTGTTGTAAATCGTAATTGAGGTTGTATGTATAATATTATTTGTTGCATTATCTAATATTGTTGACAAAATCAAACGCCTTTTCAAAGTTCATTGTGTAGTTTATTAACCTATCATTTAAACCTGTTTTATATGTAAAGTTACTATCTTTTAATGTTACAGGATAAATTACATTCTGATCATCTGTTAGCCATATATATTCACTTACCATCAATTCTTCAAAGTATGTATTCATTCTTTCATCTACAAAACCACTATTTAATAATATTGATTCTGTACCATTTGCATTATGTACCTTTTTAGAATGTGCTGTAGTGCTGTATGAATTAAATGTAATTGTTTCTTGGCAATCTTCGCCTTCTTCTGGTGGTTCAAGTGAAACACTTCTAGCTTTAAATATACTTCTATTAAATTTCTCGTTTCTTGTTTCTAATGTTTCAACTGATTTCTTATGAAAGAATAAATTCTGTAATGCTCCCCACCTATTTAAAAAAGTTATTTTATGAACTGGATATTTACATTCTTCTATTTCTTTTAATGTTATAGTAGTTTGATTCTCACCAACATCAACTATTAAAAGTTCATCATATTGTTGTGTTGAGGTTGAAGCACTTGCATAAGCTATCTTTTGGTTTTGGTTTCCATTGTCTGTAAAGTTAATTGTGGTTATGATTGAACCATTAAATTTAAAACTTACAGAAGCTACCTTTTCTTTGTTTATTGGTAAGCTCAATGTGCTTCCCTTGTGGTATTCGTAATAGCTACCACTTAACATTACTAATGCTTCAGTAGTGTAGTTAACACCTTCTTTGAATTTATTAAATCCTTCTTGTGCTAAATAACTTGTTGTAGTTGCAGAACCTATTATAGTGCCATTTGATTGTCTTGCACTTGTTACCACGTCAACCCATATAGATTGAGTAAGTGCTGAATTACTTAATGTACCGTCATAGGTTTGTATTATATGATCATTTACTAATTCACTGATTTCAAATGTTACACTAGTTTCATTGGGTAAAGGTTTCTTCTTAAATGTAAATGTCGCATAAAGATCATCACATATTTCAGTTGAACCTGTCAAACCACCGTGAACTGTTACAATGGCTTGAAAGTAATTTAATAGTGCAATGTCACTTCCTGTAACTTGTGGTGTTCTAATGAAAAATGGTGATCTTGTTCTAATTATTGTACTCATATTTTAAAATTATCTTCTATGTATCCTGCTACTATTTCATCACCATATAAATCTAAACCACGTTCAAATGGCTTGGTGAAAAACATTGTAGCCCTAATTCCTTTTTTGTATATGCTTCTTGCTATTAAATAGTTTAATGATTTTCTATTAATAAACCTGCCTTCTTTGTCTCTTGGTGCAATACCTTTTTTAATGGTCCATTTATCAAATACGCTACTAGGTGGCATTTTGCTTGTATATCTAAATGGTGATTTACTACTTTCTGAATAAGTAGATTTAGCACCCTTAATACCCTGATCTTGATACACACCATATTCTTCACTTTCAAACTTTACTTTACTACCTTGTATTTTGTATCCTAAACTTTGATATAGCTTACCACTGGCTTTGTTTCC